TGTATATCCACCATAAACTTTTTCGTTAATGGTTACTTGCCCTGCTGCATCTTGTAGGGCCTGTCTAAATGCTTTCGGATCAAACCTACCACCCTCTGAGCCGCCTCTACCGTAGTAGATTAAATTAGCTACTTCCGTCAGCCTGGACACTGTGCCAATCATAGCAGGGGAGCCAACCCCTATGCCAGCAAGCTCATTTGTTACAGTGGCCTTTTTATCAGAAGACTCGCCCACTGCTGCGGGTGTAAATCCATCTTTTGCTATTTTACCTTTAAGTGCTGCGTTAATTACCTCTTGGTCGGAGCCATTAACAATCAGGCCGCCTATGTGTGCCATGTCCGGTGCATCTTTTGATATTTGGCCCATGACTTTAAGAGAGCTGGAGCCGAAGGCATCTACAACGGTGCCAAGCAAAAAGGCTTGCTCTTCGATAGGGGCTTCTATCAGGGCTGCACTTAACGCACTTGCTTCAGCTTTTGTAAGTATGGTTATGGTTTCACCGTAATGTGCTGAGACACGGTTTGCGTCAGATAATCTTTTGTTTACTGCCTTTGTTACGTCTTGCTGATTTCCACCGAATATAGTCTCAACTAAGTCGGTAGATAGCTGAACAACCCCGGCACCATCAGCCCAAAGAAGAGGGTCATTTGCAAGAGCTCTCCTTTGTGCTGTTTCTCTCTTCTCTATTGCGTCAAGTTTCTCGCTATCTGCAACAGACAATCCCCCTACCTGTGACTGAAGAGCTGCTCTTTTATCCTCAAGCTCTGCTGAAGTATCATTAGCTATATCATTATAATCATTAGATTGTGCAACAAGCGTGTCGTAATCATCTATTAATTCATTGACTAAATCACTTGGGGCTCCGGCAGCAGCTAGAGCATTTATTTGCGTAGATATTTTTTCAAGGTCTTCATTCCTAATGCTATCAAACCGCTCTACTACTTTTTCCAAATCATCCAGACTAGAAGAAATATCTGTTGCCTCACTCTCCCAGGCCGAGTTTTGTGCTCTAGCACTGGCAATCATAGGCGTAAGTTTACTCTTTACTTTCTTTAGCCTTAGAAGATCATCAGCAGTTGCGCCTGTTTCTGTTAGACCCTCTAGCCTTTGCTGCTCAGATTGTAACTCTGGTATTGTGAAATCTCTTATGCTTCTGAAATATTCTATGTTGTTTTCTGCGACACTTAGCTTTTCTTTTAGCTCAGCTATTTCAGCTTTATCAGCTCCTTGTTCTTCTAAATCTTTGATTAGCACTCTGAAATTATTTATCTTTTCATCAGAAACAACAGAACCTTTTTGAACAATGCTTGTAACCTCGGTTTTAATGTCAGCCGCAAGATTAGTAATTTCACCAGATAATGTTGATTTCTGCTGCTTTACACCTCGCTCAAACTCATTAAGCAGCGACTCAGCGGTTGCATCATCCATTGCAGATGCCAAGCCTTCGCCCGAGCTGATTGATTTCTTAAACTGTTCTACAAAATTATTTTTTTCTTCAACGGTTTCAATGCGTTCAAACGCACCTCTCGCCTTAGCTATCTCAACTCTTCTCCTAGTTTTTAAAATCTCACTTGCTATTTCTTCTTCACTGAAATCTTTAGATTTAAGATAAGTCTGTATAGTTTCATATTCTTCAACAAGTCGCTCATTCAGAACTGCATCAGGTAAACTTGTCCTGGCCAAGTCTTCAAGATTTTCATTATATAGGGTTAGCTTTACAGCAGCATCAGCTCTATTAGTTTTACGCTGCTCTTTTAAATAATCCTCAGAGAAATTAAGGAATTGAGCCCCGGAATAGCTGTCTAATTTTAAGCCAAGCTGTTGTGCTGATGCCGGGTCCAGTAAACTCATACTATCACTGAAACCAACAACAGCCATATCTAGCCGCTCTTGCAGCTCTTGTGGCGTTTGATTTTTCTCTACAGCATCAAGATATATCTTGCCCATCTCCTGCTTGGCCTCAACTTCAACCTGAGCTGATAACCCCTCAACTGCTGTTTTATAGGCCGCTGACTCTTGTATATTAAGATTAGTAAGGTCACGACCTTGCAACCCTTGAAGAGTGCCTGACGGGTCTGTAGAGCCCTGCAATGACCCTGCTATAGTCTGACTTCTCTCAGCTCTTTTAAATGCACTATTTGATATGCGATCCATTGCATTAGCTATAGTCTGACTTGTTCTTACAGCCTCTCGATTTGCTGCAAAATCAACAGAAGGCAAGGGAGCCGGGGTTGCTGTACCAATTGGCTGGTTGGTTAATCTGTCAAATAAATCTGCCATTATCTATACCCCATATAAGTAGGTGCATAATTTGTTTGGAAATCTGTAGTTGGCATTGGAGCAGGACTAAACATCCCTAAATCTTGAGCTTGCATTCCAGCAGATGTAAAGGATGACAGAGCATTAATCATGCCTTGCGTCCTTGCCATTCTCCCCGCAGCCATATATTGAGCAGATTGAATAGCCCCGGTTGCTATAGCAATTTGACCCCCAGTCTTAGCGATTTCCTGATTTTCTTTTGTCGTATAAAAATCTGTTACACCTTTGCCCAGGTTATAAACAGCCAGATTAGCAACAGAACCAGAAAACGGGTCTATAGAACCAGCCGCAGCTCGAGCGTTTATGGTTGCCAGGTTTTGTGCAACTCGCTTTAAAACCTCAACGCCCTGGCGTTTGTGATTGATTGCCTCGCTGCGAAACCGAAGCTGTTGCACTTTAGCTTGCATTTCAGCTTGTTTTGCTTGCATTGCATAAAGTTGAGCCTGGGCTTTACCCTGTTGCAATTGGGCAAAACCAGCAAAAACCTGTGCGCCTACTGCTACCGCTTCCATTTATGCACCTACACTTATCTTATAATCTAAAGCTAGAACCGTCATATCGAGCGGAACGCTTTGTGTAATTGTTATCTGACCTTGCTTATCAAAGCCCAGCAGAGGCCCTACAGTTTTTATTCCGGTAAATTTACTTACCGATGAGTCAAGATTATCTTCTCCGAACTGTCTGAATTGTACTTGCTGGCTATTGACAGTTAGAGCCTGAGTTTCAAACAGCTCGGCATTAACTTCGAGAATACGTTTTTTAAATCCACGCATTGACCCAGCTTGTATCTGAGGCTCAACAGGCATGGTTTTTATCTCAACAGTATAATTTAAACCCACCTCAATTGTTGATGCAGAAGACCTGTCAAATGTAACCGTGTTGCCGCTTACTGTTTTATCTGCCTGGATATTTCCATCAAGAATAACTTTTACAGTTTCGGTATTTAGATGAGCCGCAGCAATAGAACTTGCAGCAGAAGCAGAATAAACAGCACTGTCGAGGTGCAATGTGTTGTCAAAATACTCTACATAATATTGAGCTGCACTGTTTACGGTTCTTTTAATAACTGCATAGATTGTATCTACATCAACTCCAATCGCTACAAACTCACCATCTGTTGTAAACTTTGCCGGTGCTGTTACTTCCTGGGACCGCAGCAAACTAAATACCACCAGTGACCCGTCTTCAGAATTTACTATCATAAGCCGGTCAGACTCGTCTGTAGACGTTGCTCTTCTGATAGCCATGTCCACCGGGGTTTTGAATAGATGACCGGATAGCATAGAGACATTGCTAGTATTGTAGGCCAGCTCAGTATCTGTGAAAGCTAATTCGTTAAGAGACTTGCCTTTTCTTTGAATGAATAATGTGCCGGAATCAACACCCACAATGCCAACATCTGCTTTCGAGCCATTCCTGGTAGCAATCTTAACAATAAAATTACTGGGTGTTATAGGTGTTAGGTTTGCTTGAGGGACGTAAAACTCACCTCCGGTTGTAAATATCTGTAGGTCACGGCCACTGAAAATGTCTGTGCAAGAATTCAGAGTTGAGGTTGATATAGTAGCCTCGAGGCTAGCATCGTCTAGCCCTTCGCCCTTGTCGAAATTGAAAAAGTCATTAACCCTAGAGGCCCAGACAGTTGAGGGCAGGGACTTAGAACCCGCAAACCAGAGACGGCCTTCATGGAAAGTTATGGATTTAGGCCAGCCTTTTGTACTCGACCAGGCGTTTTCGTAGCCGGTCTCAAGCTCCCAATCATTTTGAGAGATAACATCTGTTGAGAATAGTGGAACCTCAGCCACGCACTTTACAACAGTACCACTAACATAATCTACAATTCTCAGCCGCCCAAAAGTAGAAAGTATGTTTATGTATTGATGTTCATTAGATGATGCAAAAACAGAGGAACTAGCTGTAATTTTTACATTATCAGTTGTACTATCCGGTGTAATATCAGCAGCAGGATTGGAAGTTGATAAAGTGAAGGGGTAATAAGGCCGCTCAGTAAATGAGATAGTTGATTTGGTCCAGGTAGAATTATTAGCACCACGTACTAATTTTATAGGCTCAAGGTCTTCATGCACGAAAATTATTGTATCTGCACTTTGAGCAAATCGCAGTGTTGATAACATCGCAGCCGTAATCTCAGATACAGCAAGAAAGTTATTACCTGTTCCATTAATATTAGTAACTAACGCTTTGTCTCTAAACACATATAACTTGCCAGCGGTAATAGCAAACATATAGCTATCAGATGTATTAAATTCAAACGGTATTAGCCGCACTCCATTGGCAGCACCGGCATCCAAAGAGGTTATAAAGCGTAAACCTTCTCTTCGCCTGGCACCGCCCTGCGGCTGTATAATTACATTTTTAGCAGTCTCGAGAGCTGAGTAATATTGTTTTAAATCTATTCTAGCTCGCAGTAACGGGTCAATCTCACCCACACTAAAATTTGTTTGTATCTGAACAAGTCGGCTCATCCACGCACCGATATCAGGCTATAATCCTCTATCGCCTCTGTTTGACGGCTCTGACTATCTATTGATGTTGCGACTCTAAAAAAACCACCTCTCATGTTTTCTGAGGGTGTTCCCATGGCGATGGTTCTAAAATATTCTGCTTTTGTGATTTGGTCCGTAACAGTTTCAGCAATATTCCAGGCAACCATATATTTTAATAGTTGAATAAAGTAAGTAGGCATTTCGCCTTCATTAGTAGCAAACTGATAATCTACGTATATTTCTTCTTCGCTTGTAAGAAGTTTATCACCGAAAATCTCCCAGCCATATTGAATAGGGCTTGCAGCAGATGTGCCATTTGTAAATACGGCTCGGACATTATTAATTCTGTCACCTGGTAAATTATACTCATATTTGTATTCATTCACGGGTGTATCAGTTGTTCTGCTTAACTGCGTTTTTTTAAAAGAGAAGGTCCAGGGATGCATCCCCAGAGTTGAGTCCCGGATATCATCATATAATCGGTCTGTGATTTGGGCAGCATCAGTACCCTCAGAAAATGAGGAGAGCGGGGCAGCCCCTAGCATTATCAGCGCATCACTGCATATTGATAATTTTGTATCGCCAGATGCCATCTCGCTCTCCCAGGAGAAATTAGTCGCTGTCAGTTACAGCAATCGTTGTTCCGTTTGATACGTCAACTACTGTGCCTGTGTTTGATAAGACAATGACGAGGCTCCCAGTGGGAGTTGCACTATCATGTACGTACATCAAATCACCAACTTTTAGTAAGTCGGCAGCAGCATTAAAATACCCTTCGGTGTTTACAGTCGCTATTGCGTCAGCACTGGTGTAGGACCACATTTGCGGAGCTGACCCAGCTTTGCCCTGACCACCAATAGGCTGTAGACCTGTTGCAGAATATGCCATTTTTCAGTCTCCTCTTAGCTTTCACGACAAGTGATTTTGGTTATACCTTCAGCATCGATTGCGACACTTCCGGCAGAAAACATTGACGCAACCAGAAAGGATGTTTTCTCTGGTATATAATCAACGCGACTTTGTTGGTTCATTCCAATACCAAGGCCCATAGCATCCCGGTGAAAGGCGTAAACAATTCTGTCAGATGAGCCGTCAATCGCTAGGCCACCCTCGTCTCTGTCTCCAATTGAGACGAAATTAAAGCCGAGAAACGAATTCACCTCACCGGTTACTAAGGCCTTCACGGTGTTAAAATCAGAACTGGTTACAGAAGTCTCAGCTAGTAGCGCATCCATATTATTGGCATGAGCAATGATTGTTCGCCCTTCACCTGGTACGTTCTTAGCATCCATCTTCTTTTTAGTTTCACGAAGTTTTGCAACATTCAGATTTGTATTAGAACCACCGACACTGTTTGCAACAGTATTAGTGCCGCTAGATGCCACAAGTGCGTCTAAAACAACTTGGTCCATACGTCTGCCAATTGCGCCAGAAACTACCTGGACAAGCTCTGCCCGGTCTTGGAAGTTTACTTTTGCCTGGTTAAATATGTCAGAATATTCAGCAGCAATGAAATCTTCCATCGTTGCTGTTACCTGACTATAGGTTACTGACATTGGTGTAACATCAGTTTGAGGCACACGAATAGATGCAGTGCCTTTGCCGATCTTTGGAAATTTTACAGTTGATCCCTCAACAGCTCGCTCTCGAACCAGACCACCCAGGGTTCTTTGTCCCTGGTATGCTTGCTTCACCTCGGAGTCAAAGAGGGTAACAAATGCATTACTTACAGAAATAGCCATTTGCTTCTCCAATTAAAGTTAATAAAGGTAAATTCGCAGCGGTTATCCGTTTGGGCCGAGGTGCGATAACTGGCCGATAAGGTTGTCAGTTACACAAACATATCACCTGGATACATCTTTGCAACTGACAACAGATAGATTTAGCTATTGTATAACACACTACATTTCACCGGAAGCCTCGAACCAGTCTTGCTGCACCTTGTTCGTATAGGCCATGTCTTTACCATAACGAGGGTCAGCAATCATCGATGCTAAATCTGTTTGTGTCATCTTTGCACCTTCCTGGATATCAATCGCAGGGATAGGAGCCTCATTGTATGACTCTCTAATTTTATTGAGAGCTGTAATAAAATAAGCATTGTTTGAAGCGTTAGCTAATGCATTTACTTCGCTTTCATTTAGTACACCTGAGCTGCCTAGCTTAGTTAGCCACTTGTCTGTTGTTTCGATAATTCTATCAGCGTTGCGGCCCAGCTTTGCCTTTTCTTCTTTGATAGATGTTTGGGCTTGCTCTTCAGCCCCGCCAACCGCATCAAGATATAAACTTGCCATTTCGTTAAATGCATCCTGGGAGATGCCATGGTTTTTTGCTACATCCACAAAACCGCTAAGCATTTCATCTTCATCGCCCACACCCGCATCCGATAATATCTTAGTATCATAAGCCCCGTCTTTCGGTGCTTTGTGCAAGCCGGCTGACATTTTAGATCGCAGCTCATTATAGGATTTAAAAACACCCTCTACGTCTGGGCCATCTTTTTCATCCCAGAATTGTTGGGGTATCCACTCAGGTCTTTCACCCCAATCAACATCCTCTTCATCTTCTTCTTCTTCGTTAGTATGAGGCATAGCCTCGAGCTCTTCATTAGAAGGAGCTTCTGTTTTTGGATTTAATAAAGTCTCGGGCTGGTTATCGGTTTGCGGCTCTTCCGAGTTTTCGCTCACGGCCAATTCGTCTTCATTCATGTCTCTCGTCCTCTTTTAATACGTTTCTCAATATCCCGGACAATCGAGTTTCTGCCTTCTCTGTAATAGCCATGACTTGCATCGTCCCCGGGATACCAGGTGCTTTGCTCAATAGTTGTATTACGAAGATACTCGAGCACCGACTGTCCGCTTTCCGTGGAGAAACATCGCACGAAAATTTTATCTAACTCATCATTATTCACTTGGAGCCTGGCCTTGCTGCATCTGTGTCATTGTGTTTTGCATTTGCATTATAACTTGCTCTCGAGTTTCAGAATTATTTACGACCCGTTGAGGTACGCCCATCTTCTCAGCAATGTAATCAACCATTTCATCTTGGTTTATAGCCACCTGACCCATAGGCCCGGCTGAAGCTGCTATCTGTGCGAACTGCAATACATTCTGCAAATCTTCCATATTTTGTGCTTGTGCCAGGGGAGAAACTGGCACAATTCGGATAACCTTGCCGTCTGCTTTTAGCGGCATATCGATTAAATTTTTCTCGGACATAACAGCCAGGATACGATTTACAAGAGGCATCATAGCCTCAACAATCATTCGACCATAGGCAGCACCCATATTTGTTGATAGCTCACGTACCCTTGCGCCTATTTCTGTTGCTGACCTGGCTGACTGTGTATCCAGGGGCAGGGTATCATCGAGCAGCATCTTTTTAATGCCCATAACCAAATCATTTATAACAAGCTGACCCACATTGAAATCAGTTGCTGAGCGAAGGGGCTTTAGGCTTTCACCGGCTGGACCACCATTTCGAGCCACCGGGATAATACTTCCTGGCTGTATTTTAATATTCTGAGGATTGAGTACCCCATCATCTGCGGCTGTATAAACCCCAGCGACAGCAATACTAGCATTTTTAAGGACTAACTCTTTAACCTTATTGAGTGTTTTTATATCCGGCAGCGCACTGACAAGAGGCCCACGCCCATACACTTCACCCGCGACTTTCATATACCTGGCTACAATCCAGGGACTTACATCCATCGTGCGATACACCAGGTCTACTGCGCCATTTTCTTTTTTATCTTTTGCATAAACCAGATGATAGCAATATGTCTGCATTGACTCTGACCAAATCGTAGCCTCGATTAAATCAATCTCCTCATCTGGTGTTTCTTGTTTCTTGCGGAGTAAATCCTCAGGCAGTTTGGAATCAGGCCATTGTCTTTCGATTACGTCCAGGCGCACTCGCATCTTACGATAGACGTTATCCACAACACCGTAAGGGCCTTCCTCGAGGCACACCAAATATTGAGGCACTGCTGTAAATCGCACCGGTGCATCTTCATCTCCTGGCTGGACCAACATCACGGCTGTTCCCACACACAGGTCTAGTAGAAACTCAGACATTGCCAGGTCGAAATTTGTTTGCCGGATTACCTCAAACATTTTCTCAGTATAGATATCAAGCGATAATCCGATTTCCTCTTTTCGTTCTTCTGGTACATCATTGCCAGGCATAAGTTTGCACCAGGTTCGGTAAGGCGGGAATAATGCTGACTGGATTCGATTGGCAAATCGCTGCGTAGAATTTACAGCCGTTGCATCAAAGACCCGGGCCATCTTGTCTTGCCCAGGGGTTTTGCCTTCATAATATCCCGAATAAAGATTACGCTGCGGAAGTGCAAACTCGTAACACTCCTCGTAAATATTACGCCATTGGTCTTTGCGCTGCTCAGCTTTCTCAGAGCGTTTCATTATCTCGCGGGGTGTTAGCTTAGCCATTTTTCTTACCCTTCAATCGTTTGCTGATTGCTGCTGCTTTTCTTTTTGCATCTGCTTTGCTACTTGCGCCCCAGCCACGTAGGCTCAAAAGCAACCTGGTAGGCCTTCCTTTTGCATCTCGCTCAGGTCCGGAATTTGCAGACATTCTGGCGAGGAAACTCGCTCTTCGAGGACTATCTCCGCGTTTTACTGGCGGCTTAAGATTAGCCCCGGTCTTTCGTTTGAAGTGCGCTCGACCCGCAGCGTTTAGCCCACCTTTGGGATTTTGGTGACGCTTAAGGGTCACTTCCGAGCAGCTCTCATATTATCAACAAGATTTGGATAAGGACGGCCGGATTTGCGAGCCATATCCATAGCTCGTTTTTTTTGTTTTTTGCTTAATGTTGTTGGTTTACCCAAACCTTTTGGACGAGGCTTATCCCATACTTTTTTAGGTGCCAAGAGTATCTCCACTTCCTTTAATACCAACCTGTGGATTTGTTCTTGTAGGAGATAGCAGCAATCTATAACCACCTCTTCGCCTTGACTTTGCTGAACTAGCAGCTCTACCTCGAGCTGACATCTCTTCAGACTCAAGCCTGGCTTCCTGCTTTGCCAAAATCTCAGCTTGTCTATCCATTGCTTTTTGCTGAGCTGCAAACTGATTTGTTGGAGCCCGGGGTGTTGAGAACATACCGCCCATTAGTAAAACCTCGCATAAACTTTATAATCATCTCCCTCAGGCCCATACCGACAGAGGGTAGCTTCTTCTTTAAAGTACAAAGCCTCTGCAAATCTGACAGCCTGTAAGTGAGATGAACGAACCATGAACTGCAATCTTCGCAATTGCATAGCACTCCCAATACGCAAGAATATCTCCCTACCACCCCTGCATAGCGCAACTGCTCTGCCATTAATGTGATTGCTTGGTACCATCCAGCCTTCTGCCAGGCCTGGCCAGATAGGATAAATGCCAAAGCTCAATACAACATGGCCCCTATCTAATATCGTAAATGCCGGGGTGCCTTCGGTATGTCGCTGCATATACTCCAGGTAATTAGGCACTGAGGCCCCGAGCTGCTGGGCCTCTTCTTTTAAATCCATTAGCGCAATATGCCCATAATGAAAATCAACAGTACGATAGCCGCACCATCGCTGTATATCATCTGCTGTTACCATATATTAAAACTGGTATTGGCAACTGCACCTTCAAATCGGTGCCGGGATACGCCCCTGGTCATACGTCTATGCTCACCAGCTCCTAATAATAAATACCCATACGCATCACCAACATGGCTCGAATCATTTTTATTTGGCGCATCTCGAAACCTATCTGTCCCGCCAGAAATACCAACCCTCTTAAAATGATACCCGCCAGCAAGAGCCTTACGCAGCTTAGTACACCTGGCATTAACCCTAAGCCCTGGCTTACCATCTACTAGCCGCAACATAGGTGCAGCTCCTGCCTCACGCCTTACTTGGAAATCATTACTAGCAGTTGGCTGAGCTGTCAGGCCAATAGTCCGCAAATGGTCAAAGGCCGTTACCTCGAATATCTCATCGCGCTTCATACCCGCAGGATCACCCCAAACCTTTACCTCGAGCTTTGGATATTTCATATTTAACTCATAGAGCAGCATCTGGCCAAATCGCTCCAGCCCCATATCCTCAGTTACAATCTCATCAAGTACGTGCCATTTGCCAGATGGATATCGCTGGCCAATCACAGCCGCAGGAGTCAAACCAAAGTCCAGGCCCACATGAAGGGGCAGGGCGTTATCAACTGCCAGCTCCTTATCCACCATAATCGTATCATCAAACTCATGCCAGACAGGCTTGCCTTCCTTAACATACACATATTTACCGCCAACATAGCACTCAATCCAATCCAGCTCCTTATCGCCCAACTGCTGCTCGTAATATCCTTGCGGCAAATTTTTTATATTCTCAGCCTTAGTGGAATTACGCCAATACTTACCACCGCCTAAAACAGCATCATCCATCGAACTATTCGTCTCAATCATGCCAG